CAAAATTATATCATCGCCATACACGCGGACCTGTTTTGACATTTTCCAGATTGAGGACCAGCTTATCGGACCCCGAACACTTACTCCAAGAGCAAGTATAAGGAATACGATCGACTGGACTGGAAATGTTGTAGCTGAACCCTGCGAGGCAAACTTCTTAAGTCTTAAGAAGCTCGGAACACTTGAGATTTCATCTCTCGTGTACCTCGTTCGTACGGCGTGCAGAGCGTGCAGTAGGGAAGTATTACCCCTAAAGATACGCTCCACGGTCCAGCACGAAAGACGGTCGCTAGCAGACGATAAGTCTACCGTAGCTAGCTGCCGATCTCGGGAAGCACTGATAACCATTTCACTTGATAGATCTTGACGACGGAAGTTGATGAAAGACCCTCGAAAGAGTTCATTCATCCGCTCCTGAAGGAAGGACCATACCAATTGCTGACAGAATTGATGTGCTGTCGGCTCAGCGGCAATAAGGCGAGGTGCCTTTGCCGTTTTTGGTACTTGTATCAACCTCGAAGCCACTTCATGATTTTGTGGTCTCGGGGCATTCGAGCCGGCGGTTCTACCGACGAATTCGAATGGGAAATAGTTATCTAGCTTATGCGGCCAGTTCGGAAAACACGATTTCTCGTGATTCTCCAACCTTTCCGCAACAGCTCCAGGCCCATGCTTGAAACCTGTGCCGCGGCTCTCCGACTCTCTTGATTGTGAAAAATCAAGAGGATCAAAAGGACCAATGGCATCAGCGAAGAGATCAGCAACCTGCTGAACTCTATCGAGGAGATATTCGAGACGCTCATTCTTACGTCTCCGAGCTAGCTTTTCAGCTTGGCTTTCGCCTTGCGAGAAAAGATCGAGCGGATAAGAGGAATGAGAGTAGGCAGTAGACTCGCCAAGATGGCGATCGTCTGCCCCGTTCTCGAAGTCGACGTCGTCGGAATCCCATCGAACGGTGGGAGACCGGAGTTGTCGTTCGATTCCATGGTACTCTCCTATGGTCGCTTCTACGCGACTTTTGGAACATTCCGTGGCTATCTTCTTTCCAAGGCAAGAGATTTGCCGAAGAAATAGGATGGCTAAAGAATCGACTCCTGGCTTCAAGCAGCCGTCAGAATCGAACACACGTAACCAAAGTCCCGAGAGTAATTTCGGCACCTTGGTCTTTGACG